AGGAGTTATTTCGTCTCCTAATGATTTGGCCAAATCATTTGTTTCTTTTTGTTGTTTTTTAAAATCTCGGTAACTATTAGATATTTGACCTATACTTTTTTCTGATGCTGCAAATGTTTTTAAATTATCTTGAAGTACTGATGCAGATTCTTTTTCTAATTTAATCCTTTTCTCATCTAACTTAAGTCTTTCTAATTTATTTTTAGTAAGGCGCATATCATTATCAAGAGTAAATTTAGCTATTTCTTGTTCTTTAGCTTTAATCTCTTTTAATAATCCTAATCTGCTTTTTTCTCCAGCCATTGTTTACCTTGAGTTATTTTATTTTATCTTTACCTAACTTCTGTGCTGCTTTATTGTATTTTTCAATAGATTTTCTTAAGTTTTCTCTATCTTTTGCTAATTTTTCTAAAGAGTCAACGATTTCTTTTGGGAATTTTCTTTTTCTTACCTTACTGATAAACCTATCAGCAGTTCCATCTCTTAAGTTATCAAAGACATCTCCAAAGAAACGAGATAGCATATTTTCATTTATTTTGTTTTTTGACATAATACTGTTTCCTTTTATATAGTTTTATTCTACTATAAATATAATGTAAAAAAAAAGTGAGGATGTTATTTCCTCACTCTTACGTTTGGTCCCTTAGAACCACCTTTTTTATTGGCTTTATCATATTCAGCCTTTTCTTTTGATTTACTATCTACTAATTTTTTGAAATAGAACCTTCTCCAATGAATTGGCATAGTATAAACCTCTGCCCAAGTAAATCCATTACCAAAGTTAACCATTTCCCAAATTTGGCTATGAAGTTGAATTGAGTAATCAGTCGGTAGGGTAAAAAAACCCGGCACCTAATGGTATGTCAAGTGCCTCCTGCTCACCTGTCAAATCTGACGTAAAATTAAATTTTAAATCTAAATCTGGACTAATTTTTTGTACATAGTTTCTTAATGCTCTTGTATCTCTTGCTAATAAATTGTTTTTAACAAAATTATTAATAAATCCTCTATCACTATTACCAGCAATCTCAAGTATCATATATCTTAAACGAGTACTGATTTCACTACCAGCACCATCTCTATCTTTTCTTAATCTTTGTAATGCTTGTATTTCAGATGAAATATCTTTTTCATCTTTATGTGTTAATAATTTAAAAATGATTTTTTTCTTTGCAAGTGGTAAATCAAATTCATATTTATTATCTGAATTTAGAAGATTTTCATCAACTTCTTTTATTTGTATTATTGATAAATCAATATTTGTTTTTTGTTGTTCGCCTGAGAATGGGTCAGTTATTTCTACTTGATAATCTTTACCATATCCTAAAATACGAGTTGCTAAGAGAATAGCATTCTTATCGCCAATACAAATATCATTAATATCTATATTTTCTTCTACTACAACAGATTCAAAGAGTTTATCTAACACCACCCCCTTTCTTATCAAATTTTGGGAAGCAAGTATATCCTCTTCACGAGCTGTCATATACTTAATCTCTACCGTACCCTTTGATAATGGGCTTTCTGGTGAATAAACCTTTCCTTTTGATGGAAGGTCTATAATTTCAGTTGGAAATTCATAATTTGCCATATAACTTTTATTTTAATGTTCGTATATAAATATATAACTTTTAAAAAGTTGAAAAATAAAGACATAAAAAAAGTTCTCACTAAGAGAACTCTTTTCTTTATAAAAATATTTTGGGAGTATTAATATTCTAAAACTGCGTAATCATAAGATAGTGTCAAAGTAATTTCAACAGGATCTGTTGCATTTGACCAATCTAAATCATTAAACACTGCATTATTGATAAATGCACCTTTCATAGTCCATTGTTCAATTTTATCACCAACTGGTCCTAATAGGTAACATTGGATATCTTTCTTATAGAAATCTGCATATCCATCTCTACCTGTTAATGATTCGTGTGATAATCTTACCCATTCCATTACCGCTTGTGCTCCTGAAGGAACGATTGGGTCGTATAGAGTAATCTCTACATCTTGCCATTCGCCTTTTCCTTTAAGTTTTCTCTTAACGTTAATATGGTCAAGCGTAATAGTTTCAAACTGAATTGAAGGTCTATTAGCTGTTTTTATAAGATATGAAGGGATACCATCGATTTCCATGATGAATCTATTCTTCATCTTCGGTTCGAAGTTGGTATAAAACATTTCGTTAAATTCTAATACTTCTGCCATTTTGTTGTTTCTCCTAATTATATTCTACTATAAATATAGTTCTTTTTTATTTTTAATTAATTTATGCTGAGAATGATGCTCCAGTTGGTAAAATATTGAAATCTAACACGATAAATTCAGCAGTTTTTGTTGGTTGTAAGAAAATCTGTCCAGCCAATATATTTCTGTCGATTACATCTGGTGTGTTATTACTTTCATCCATCACCACTCTAAAAGCATACAATCCTTGTCTTTGTTGTATTCCTTCTAAATAAGGATTAACAGTATTTAAGAATCTACTTCTTGTTTGAGAAGTATTTTGTTCGAATACTAAGTATCTTGAAGTTGAAGCGATATACTTCTTAACTTTAATCATTAATCTTCTTACGTTGATTCTATCAAGTGCTGATGCTTTATCTTGTAAAGTTTTTTGTCCAAATGCTACAATACCCTCTCCTGGAAATTGAGCGATTGGATTAATTTTTCCTTCGTATAAAGAATCTCTTTCAGCGTGTGTTAATCTATTCAGTACAGAAACGGCTCCTACGATACCACCTCTGTTTAAACCTGCAGGTGCAAACCATTCTGCTGCGATAGCATCATTTGCTGCATATATTCCTGGCATCAATACTGATGGTGGAACTGCGGTTAATTTATTAGTGTTTCTGTCGATTGTTTTAACCCATGGGTAATAAGTACCAACATAGTTAGAATCAACTGCCTCACCTTGTGAAATTGCTTCAGCGATAGTATCTGCACCATCGTTAGCATCTCCAATAAAGAATGCATCTTCTCTTGCTTCTACCATATCAACTACTTTATCAAATACATAAGAATGTAATCTTCTAACTACACCTGGTGCAGATACTAAGTTGATATCGAAATCATCTGGATTAGATACTGAGTTTATTGCTTTTACATATGCAACTGAACCTTTTGCAGTTGAATTCTGTAAATTAAATCCTTGCGAGTTTCCAGCACCCCAATCAGAATCGCCATATTTAGCTTTTTTAACTGTTGCTGATACTCCATCAAATCCACCTTGGAATCCTACGATAAATTGTCTCTTGTTAATTATTGTAGCAGTATCAGATGTTGATAATGTATATGCAAAGTTTTTACTTGCAACTACACCACCTACGATTGCATTTATTGCTCCATCGAATGAGAAAGAAGTGTTACCACCTACTGATGCATTATTAGGTATTGGTGCTAAGTAATTATTGTTGTCAATTTTAACAACTGCAGATTCTAAATCAATACCACTATACTCAGCTGATTTGGAACCATTGTTATTTTCTGAACCTGTTGCAAATATTACCGCAGGTATCATAGATTCAGTTCCAGCAGCTCCAACATAAATTGGGTTTGTATATGCTCCATGTCCAAATGGTGCCGCAGTTATTGGGAATAATCCCTCTTCTACACATTCTACTCTAACAAATTTTGAATAGTTTCTATAATCACCATTTTCAGTTTGTTTTCCATTTGCATCAATTGATATGTTTCTATCACCAATTCTTTTCTTGATATAATTTGGTGATGCAGGGTCTAAATTTACATTAGCAAATGTTTCAAGAACATTAGTTCTTTTATTAGTATCACCATGTTTTCTAACTGAAATTGAGAAAGTTGCATAATCAGTTGCATTTGATGAACCAGCTGCTTTTACATTAAAGATACCTATTTTGTATTCTTTATTGTAATTAGCACCATCACCTAAAGTAGCAAATCTAAATAAATTATGTCTTTCACCAGAAATTAATTGTGATTGTATATAAGGAGTTTCTGCATGTGAAATAGAACCATCTCCATTACTTCCAGAGAATGATTGAGTTGCACCTTTAATTGATACTACTTGTGAACCACTATCTGACATGTAAGTTGTTTGGTCTGTTGCTGCTTTTTCAAAGTATTTGTAAGCATATCCATTTTTTGAACCTCTTGGGTTACTTCCAAATACATCTGATAAATCATTTCCTGCACTTGGTAGTACAGATGCTGATATACCAGCTCCTATTTGTGAACCGCTGATTGAGAATACTGATGCACTTGCATTTGATTCTATAACGTTAGATGATGTTGGAAATCCAACACTTTCATCTCCATTATGAGTTGCATTAAGAACTCCAACTATTTCAGTTCCCCCATCAGAGCCGCTAATTGCGATTAAGAAAGGTTCATTATGAGTTTGCCCATCTACGTTACCAACACGAACAATAGTTACTGTTCCTGCTTCTCTTAGATAGTTTTGTACGGTATATCCTG